TAGCGGTTACCGTGTTAGCTTCTTGTTGGTCACGCGCTGGAATTGGGCTGCCCGTCAGAGAAGCTGCACTGCGTAGAACACGCCCTGCAATATCGCCCGCGCGTTGCCCGAAAGAATCCCCAGCATCGGCTTCAGCTTGCGCTTCTTTTAGCCGTCGACGTTTATCCAAATCCAGTTGCTGTTTTTCACCACGAGATAGGTTATCGTACTTTTTCAAAAACCCCTCGTCATCAGCCAGTTTTGTAGCCATGTTAACTCCTTAGCACTTCCATCTTGCAAGAGCCGCTGCCTTGCGGGTAGGCTTGCCCTTCTCGTCTTTCATCGGCCCCGGCATACCGCTCATCCGGGCGCAGAACGAGTCCTTGCGTGCGCCACCTTGGGGCTGTGGAGCCTTGAGGTTGCTGCCTGTAGCTGCGTTGTACTTGGCCCTACCCTTGGCAGTCAGACCAGCCCCCTTGGAGATCGGTAGCTTCTCGCCCCGACCAACAGAGAGAACCGGGCCTTTCTTCTTAGCCATAGAACACCGTTAATTTGGACGATGTTGGTAGGGTCACGTGTATGTCAGTTAAAAACAACACACCCTCACCCGGCACTGTGAAAGAGAACGCAGACTGATTGGTAGACAAATTAAACTGAAGCCGAGTAGTGCCGCCAGAGCCACCATCCCTCAGAATAATGTCTCCAGCAGTGCCACCGGGAGTAACAATAAGACCTTTAACCCTATTGCGCCCCGACACCATTGTGCCTGTGGTCTCTCTGTGAACCGCTAGTACGTCTGTCTGTTGCATAATTAATCTCCTGTAAAACGGGGGCCGAAGCCCCCAAGATCAATTAAGCAGACGCTGGGAACTGCAAACCAGTAGAGTCGGCAACCACGTACATGATTGTGTACTGCACAGTACCTGCGGTCACCGCTGCAACAGTTGGAGTCATTGTGGCAACCACTTTAACGTCTGTAGCGCCGATACCAATACCGTTGGGGGATGTAGTAGAAGCTGCACCACACCATGCGCCCAATTTAGCAGCGGCATTGCTGACGGCTGCACGACCCGCAGCAGTTACGTCAGTAGCAGCCCAATACAAAGCGGCGGTAGTGCCGTCGCCAATGGACACGTTTGCGGCAGTTGAACCTGTAAATGCGACAGTGGTGTCGATCAGGATGTCAACGATTTGAGCGCCAGCAGGCAGTACGCAGATGGTGTCGGTAGTCGCGGAAGCGGCCTGACCTGTGTAGTTTTTCTTGAATGTTTGCGAGACAACGGTTGCACCGCAGTTCTCAATATTACCAACCGTTGTGCCCGTTGTGTTGCGGACAGTACCGAGCAGCCAAGGGCCGAGGTGAGTTGCGAATCCCATGATGTCATTCCTTCATGCGTTAAGGTGTATCAATCTTGCATGTAAGTCAGCCGGGACTGTTTGATACACCGGAAAGCCCGGAGTAAGAGCAATATATCAGGAATTGGTGGGGGGTGCAAGTTTTTTTGGTTTCCTTGCCTCAAGCATCTTGGCTTTCCAAACCGGGTCCGCCCATAACGCTTTTGCTGCAGCAGCTTTAGCCGCTTTTACTTCCGCACGGTTAGCAATCTCCTGATTGTTGGCGGTCTGTTTGGCGGCGTACTCCGGATCGCTCCACTGGGCTTTGGCCTGTGCGCTCGTCTTGGCTTTGGACTCGGCGGTGCTACGGGCCTTGGCAATGCCTTCTTGGCGCTTCGTACGCACTTCGGGGTTAGCCCATGCCTCCGTACTGTTTTCGGACTTCGCTGCGCGGGCTTCTGGAGTCCCCTGAGCGGCTGTTTGGGCTGCGACTACTTTGGCTCGATACTCGGGACGTTGCCACTTATCTAGCGATATACGCCCAGTAGCGGCTTTCTGCGCAAAAGTCCACACCGTTCCGCTACCGCCTTCACCACCATCGGTTAGATTAAAAAGTGTGCCCGTCTTGAGGTTGCGCCGCCCGTACAGCGCAATAAGCTCGACTTCTTTGGCAAAGGCTTCAGCTTCGTCCTCCGTCTCGAATACCCGTTGGCATGGAGCAACTAGGTCACGTTGCTTTAGGTGGGATATGAAATCCTGAAAAGGTTTGTTGTGTGACCCCCTTGACCAGTGGGACAAGTCTCTATCTCCCATACCCTTACCAACGTACACGGGCTGGTTGTTTTTAGCTGGCCTAGGGTCTCGGTACACATAGACGTAAAACATGAAAGCTCCTGAAGTTGAAGCCACAGTGTACCTTAATGGATGGAGATTTATCAATAATTACCGTAGATTTACGAAAAAATTGTGGGGAGCGCTTAGTCGGCCCAACAAACAAAAAGGGCCCCGAAGGGCCCTTTCTTGCTTAAAAACGACGTTTTAGGTCGGTTTAAGAACTGCCGGGGCTTCCGAAGATGCCAAGCGGGTCACTCCAGCCGAAGCTATAACGCTCACGGGACTTGTAACGCACGTTGCCTGTATCGAAGTCTCCATCCATTGAGTTTGCCAATGCAGTGCGCTCAAAGTGCTTCAGACCGTTGGGTACGTCAGTGGTCAAATACCAGCCGTTGCTGTCAGTCAAGAAGTGATTGACACAGTAGCCTTCAGGGATCGAGCCGTTGTTCTTCAGCGCGTTGATATCGTTGTCGGTAGTGCCAACACGCAGGCTGGTCTCCAACAGACGAGTAGCAACGAACATCAGAGCCGGAGGAATCACCAGCTTGCGCGGCTTTGCTGCAATCAGCAGGCCACGCTCGTCCGTCCAAGCAGCAATCTGAATGACCGCGGCTTCCAAAGAAGTCTCGTTCAAATCAGCGCCAGTTGCGGGGCGATTGCTGTTGGTTCCACCGTTGGTCAAGGGGTGTGCTGTGCTGAACAAAGCAACGCCGTCACCGCCAATGTAGTTGGCAGAAAAACCGTTGTTGACAACCGATGCAGCCTTAACTTGCTTGGTGTACGCCATAGCACGGGCCAGAGCCTTGGTGTAACGAGCCGACAGGGAGTCGTACAAGTTATCTTCCACAGCCTCTTCAGTGATGGAGAAGCCAAGCGCGATGGTCTCGTGGTTGTACCGAGCGGTGAACGCTTCCTGCGCATTGTCATAAGCAATGGCAGAGCCCTCGTTCTTCACGGGTGCAGCACTAAAGCCGGACAGCTTGGTTTCTTCTTCAAAGCTACGCTCCGATTTCTCGGTTTCGTAGATTTCCTTGTGCTCTTCGCCGTAGCGGGTGTACTCCAGACCAAACAGGGCGTTCAGACCGGGGAGCAACTCTTTAAGTAGTTGTGCGCGTGAAATTGCCATGATTTAGCTCCTTAAGCGCCAGTGGCAGAGTAGTAGCCATGCAGACCTTGGTTTAACTTAACCAAGATTTCAGGATACTGAGTGAAAACCACAGTCGATGTGTAAACACCGGAGTTCAGCGTAAAGGTAGCAGCTTGGTCAAGCACAACAGAAGTTGCACCCGCAGCGGCGGCAGTTTTTACGAAAGAACCCGTCTGTGCAACTTGACCACTAGTGGTCAACACAGAAACGTCCGTGCCAATTGGCAATGCAAACGGCAGAGCACTTACGGTCAGGGTAGTAGTACCCGTACTGAAAGTAGCTGTACCCAAAGCAACTGCGGTATCCGCCACAACACCAATCACGCGCAGGGGCAGAGTGGTAGTAACTGGCGTGTCCGTAGGAGCCAGAACAGCATTGGAAGAATTGCCGGTATTGGTGTTACCAGTAGCGTTATTGATGGCTGACAGGTTAGTGCCAATCATCGCCAAAGCGCCAGAAGCAACAGTAGTGCCGGTATTGCAAACAACAGCCTTGAACACAGCATCAGGATCGTCCAAAATATAGGCTTGGCAGTCACCGGCAGCGGTGCTTGCGGGCCAATATTGCGAGAACAACTTTTGCTTAGTCGTGGGGTTGGTGAAGGTGCAGCCCAAGAAGATACCGACAGTCTGGTTCAAACCAGTACCGGCAGCAACTGCGGCGCGTGTGGCAAAGCCACGGGACAGAACAACAAAGTCACCATAGAAGATGTTAGTCGCGTAACCGTACTGGATGTTGTACATGCGGGTAGAACCAGCAAATACTTGACCTCCAATTAGGTTCTGCGGCAACAGCCCATAAGGCGCTGATACTACAGGATAAGCCATTTAAGACTCCTAAAAAATTAACTACCTTTTCCGAATCCGCCACGCGTTACTGTAGACTTGCGGTCTGCAAATAGCGGCATGCGCGGGTCATTTTGTCGCATAAAGTTGTTGTCAACCGAATCCATCTGGTTCTGGGCTTGACCGTTGTAATAATCCGACATAGCAGTAGCGCGTTCGGTAGGGATCTTGCATAGCATGAGCCCCCCAATCTCGATATTGCCTGTCTTTTCATTACCCGCAACCATCATCTCCGGGTGATCTACCGCCTTCACCGGCTCATAGCCATCGCGCATTTTTCGTGACACGTTGGTTGGGTCGGACTGTCCCAGAACATGCGTTGCGATCCAGCGAAACGTATATCCCGGCTCAGGGGTTGGGTCTGGCAGTGTGCTCGAGGGTGTATACACATATCGAGCAGATTTCTCGCGTGAATTTGTTTCACGATTTGTCCGGGTCTGTACTTCAGCC